CGAGTAACTGCCGCAGCTGCGGCCCGACTCCAACGGGTAACGCAGCCGGGATGCCCCACGAGACGGGGCCAATACACAACAGGAAAGGGTTCCCAGTGCAGATTTATCTTGACGACACGATTGACTCATACCGCAAGTTCCTCCGCATCAAGTCGCTTCCGCGATACGAGATTCACGGCAGGATGGCGTGGTTCCCTGACGAGTACGCAGGCGACATCGGCGTTAAGGCGAAGAAGGCAAAGACGTCAGCCTACGAGCCTCGGCCTGGCCTGTTTGACTACCAACGCGACATCGTCCGCACGGCAGTAGAGAAGAAGCGTTACGCCATCTTCGCCGACTGCGGGCTTGGCAAGACGCTGATGCTGTTGGAGTTCGCTCGCCACGTCCGCGAGGCGTGCCCGAAAAAGCCGGTGCTGATTGTCTCGCCTCTGATGGTAGTGGCACAGACGATTGCCGAGGCTCAGAAGTTCTACGGTGACACGCTGCCCATCGAGCAGGTAGCCGCCAAGGATCTCGCCAAGTGGATGAAGAAGCCCGGCGGGCGGCTCGGCATCACCAACTACGACGCACTGCGTGACGACACGCCAGACGGCAACCTCGGCGGGCTTATCCTCGACGAGTCGTCGATGCTCAAGAGCCACTACGGCAAATGGGGCCAGGTGTGCCTACGCATCGGGGCTGGCGTGGAGTGGAAGCTGGCGCTGACTGGCACGCCGGCACCGAATGACCGCATCGAGTACGCGAATCACGCTGTATTTCTCGATGCTTTTCCCAACGTCAATTCGTTCCTCGCGAAGTTCTTCATCAATCGCGGGCAGACGATGGAGCGATGGGAACTCAAGCCGCACGCATTGAGGCCGTTTTACAAGGCACTGTCTCACTGGTGCATCTTCCTGACTGACCCGAGCACCTACGGTTGGGCCGACAACGTCCACAACATCCCGCCCATTCACGTCCACATTGACGACGTGCGGCTTTCTGCAGAGCAGGACAAAGCAGTTCAAGCCATTACCGGGCAGCTGTTCGTCACGCAACTCGGCGGCATCACCACCAGGGCGAAGCTCTCGCGTATGGCGAAGTGCGAAAGCAGCATCAAGCCACAGTACATCGTTGACATGGTGCGAGAGTGGCCGACAGAAAGCACCATCATCTGGTGCCGCTACAACGACGAGCAGGACATGCTCGCCGCCATGATGCCGGATGCTGCGAGCATCGACGGCAAGACGCCGCAAGAAGAACGCCAGCGACTCGTTGACGAGTTCAAGGCTGGACGCATCAAGGTGCTCATCACGAAGCCCAAGATCCTTGGCTTCGGACTCAATCTGCAGATCTGCACGCGGCAAGTATTCAGCGGCTTGCAGGACTCTTACGAGGAGTATTACCAGGCCGTGAAGCGTTCCAACCGAGTTGGCTCAACTCGCCCACTGAACGTCCATATCCCAGTGACCGACATCGAGCGCCCGATGGTTGAGAACGTGCTGCGTAAGGCACGTCGCGTCGAGGCCGACACCCGAGAGCAGGAGGAAATGTTTCATGACTCTTCTACCAACTGACCAGAAATATGCCGTTCACCAAGGCGACTGCATCCCGCACATGCTGGAAGAAATGCCGCCGCAGTCGGTGGACTTCTCAGTCTTTTCGCCGCCGTTCCCCAGCCTGTTCTCGTACACCTCGAAGGCCGAGGACATCGGCAACAGCGAGAACATGAAAGGCGAAGCCAAGATACACCTGTCCTACTTCTTTCGCGGGCTGGCCCGCGTGCTGAAGCCGGGCCGGGCTGTCGTGGTGCACGTCATGCAGATCCCGAGGCTGAAGCGTTCCGGCGAAGTCGGCCTGCACGACTACCGTGGACTCAACATCCGCCTCGGCGAGCGTGCCGGGCTTGTCTACGAATACGACTGGGTGGTGCGGAAGAATCCGCAGGCACAGGCAATCCGCACTCGCAGCCGTGAGTTGCAGTTCGCCGGCCTTGAGAGCGACAGAGCGAAGCAGCGTGGATGCCTACCCGACTACCTCATCAAGTTCCGTGCCCCCGGCGAGAACGAAGTAGCCATCGACTCGGATGGCGACGTCTCACGCAACGAGTGGATTGACTGGGCCGAGTGCTGCTGGAGCGACATCCGCGAGACGAACACGCTCAACGTCAAAGAGGCACGTAGCGAGGAAGACACGAAGCACATCTGCCCGCTGCAGCTGGATGTGATTGACAGGCTCGTCAGGCTGTACAGCAATCCCGGCGAGGTGGTTTTCAGCCCGTTCACCGGCATCGGCAGCGAGGGGTACGTGTCGCTGCAGCAGGGACGCCGCTTCTACGGCTGCGAACTGAAGCCCGAGTACCACGCTCAGGCATTGAAGAATCTGGCGAAGGCAGAGCGGACGCACCAGGCGAACAGCAGGACGCTGTTTGATGCACCGGAGGCTGTGGCATGATCCGCCCGCACTACATCACGCCAGACATTGAGGACACACTGCCGCTATTCCGCCGCACTGATCCGGTGACGAGCAAGGCCGCAGCCGCCAGCGTCAAGACGTTCGCCGGCGAGCACCACGCGGCGATCCTCGAGGCGCTGTCGCATGGGCCGGCGGGTGCGTCAGGCATCGCGGCACGGTGCGGACTGATGCCGCACCAGATCGGAAAGCGGATCAACGAGCTTGCACGGGCTGGGAAGATCGTGGAGACGGGCAGGACAGTACGGAGTGCGAGCGGGCGGGGTGAGAGGGAATGGAGGGTGGCATGAGGCCGCACGAACAAAACTACGAGAGATACATCGGAAGCCACGCCTGGTCGTGCAAGCGGCAAGAGCGGCTGGAGATTGACGGACACCAGTGTCAGACGTGCCTTCACGACGGATCAACGTGGAGGCTTGAAGTGCATCACAAAACATACGAACGCTTCATAAACGAGGACGTGCAACGCGACTTGATAACGCTTTGCTGTCAGTGCCACGAAGCGGTCACAAGCGTAATCCGGTCCCGTCGTTACGACGGTCAGCCGGTAACTGTTGGTTGTGTTTCTGAAGGGTTTACATCACGAAAGGATGTGTTCTATGGCTTGGAAGACGTTGACGTATCGGATCACAGGCGACGCGCCTCTGATCATGCACAATGGAGCTCTCGCAAACCCGCTGTCCGCTGCCTCTAAGCAGCTGAAGCAGGTGACGTCCAAGAAGAAGAAGACCGACGCCGATTTTGAGCGCATGGCCGAGATTGAGTTCAAGGCCGGTCTCTACATGGACGAGGACAGCGGGCCTGTTATCCCAGGCGAGAACATCGAGGCCACGCTGTACTCGGCGGCCAAGATCACCAAGGAAGGCAAGATCGCCAAGTCGGCGTGTTTCGTGCCAAAGCACGCCGTGCTCTTGTACGACGGGCCGCGCGACGCTGACGGCCTGTGGCAGGAAGAAGAGTTCCGCAACTGTGTCGGCGTAAAGGTCGGCATGAGTCGCATCATGCGGACTCGCCCGATCTTTAAGGACTGGTCTGCCGTGATCGAGGTGGAGTACGAGGACTCCGTCGTCAACGAGGAGCAGGTGGACCGCTGGGTCAACTCTGCTGGCACGCAGGTTGGCCTGTGCGATTGGCGTCCTCGCTGCGGTCGGTTCACTGCTGAAAAGGTGGAGAACGTCACCATCAAGAAGGCTCGCCGTGAGCGAGAGACTGTCGGTGCGTAACAAGCAAACGAATCTTGCCTGGGTTGCGGAATGGCCGGTTCCGGTCGGTCAGGATGCGGCTCGGCAGGGTATGTCCCGGCTTGTCATGCCTGGGCAAGGAACCACTCTCGTGATAGGCACGGAAGCACCTTCGACGGTGCGGAGTGGGATTGAATCATGGTCTGGTGAGTCGGTTCCAGGTTGGTTGAGTCCGGGTCGGCCCTGTCGTGTTGGTGTATGGCAATTAAACCTCTCTCATGGTCGGCATGGTGCGTCTTCGGTGGCGCGGAGAGGGATCGGTTTTGGTTTGTCACGTCTGGGTTGGGCCTATCTGTACAGGCTCCGGTCAGGTTGGTTTTGCGAACCGCTCTTGTGGTCGGCACAACTGCGTCTTCGATGACGCGGAGCGGGATGGAGTTCGGTCCGTTGCGGAGAGGCATGGAATGGCAAGGTGCGTTGGGTTCGAGTTCGGCTAGTTCAGTCGCGGTAAGTTCGGGCATGTCATGCAAACCACTCTCTTGGTCAGCAAGCGTGCGGCGGCGAGCGTCGCGGAGTGGGATGAATCAAGGCGAGGTAAGTCGGGTTCCGTTGCGTTGCGTTTTGTTGTGTTCAGGTCGGTTGAGGCAAGTTTTGCCAACTCATGGAAACCACCTACACGGTCGGCGTGGTTGCAGCTTTGATGCTGCTAGGTGGGATTGTCCTTTGAAAGGAGGCGTAAGTTGACTATCAGCAAGATCACTTCGGCGCGGCAGTTGGCGAATTTCTGTTTTGCTCACATGGACGAATATCCGTTCCACGTGCAGGCCCACAAGGATGGAACTGTCTCGTTTTTCTTAGTTCCGTATCTGGACGCAAGAGTTCCGAGGGCTTTTTTTGTTTCATACGGAGGCGGCGTCAGGCTTACAAGCGAAGGGCATGCGTATATGAAAAGCGAGTGGCCGAGCCTTCAAGGTGCTCGGCATGTACCACTAGAAAAGGCGAAGCGAATGCTGCGCAAGATGCGTTGCAAGTTGATCACATGAATCAGGGTCCGGCACGGCACGTTATGTCGTGTCTAGCCGTGGCTTGGCCCGTCACGGCCAGCCAAGGAACCACCATCGTTAAGGAACGGAGTCCGATCAACGCGGACGTGGTGGGATGTGATGAGGTCCGGTGATGCGAGGCAAGTCGGGGCCAGTTGTGTTGCGTCCTGTTTTTAAAACCACACCCGTGCAGGCACGGGTCCAGATCAACGCTGGAGGTGTGGGATGGATTGCGGCACGGAATGGTTGGTTCAGTTTTGTTGAGTTCCGGCATGGTCGGGCAATGCAATGCGGGGCTAGTTGTGGTTTGGCATGGGCCGCTTTGCGGCATAGGAAGGGTGGCTACGGATGGCCGGTGAGTGGCTGAAAATGCGTCACGACCTTGCGGACGACCCTGCCGTCATCCGCCTGGCCGACATAGTGCAGCTGGACGACGACGCCGTCATCGGCAAGTTGTTCCGTCTGTGGTCGTGGGCCGACAGGCACACGCACGACGGACACGCTGACGGCATCGGGATTTCGTGGGTTGACCGTTTGGCGAAGTGCCAGGGCTTCGGTGCCGCCCTTGTCAGGGTGGGCTGGCTGGCCGAAACAGGCGAGGGACTGAGCTTCCCGCGTTTCGACCGGCATTGCAGCGACACCGCAAAAACTAGGGCATTAGACGCCAAGCGGAAGTCTGCTTCTCGGTCGTGTCCGGATTCTGTCCGAAATTTGTCCGGGTCACAACCGGACAGAAACCGGACCAGAGGAGAAGAAGAGAAGAGAAGAGAAGAACTTCCTCCTCTACCGCGTGAGGGATTCGACAAGACGGCATGGCAGACGCTTCGCAAAGCTTGGAACGCAGGCAAGGGGAAGCGTTGGAAACCAGTCAACCCGCATCCCAAGGCAGTCGAGCGGCTCGCGGAGTCTGGTTGGCTCGATGACGCCTTGGAGGCGATTGAGCGTCTTGGAAAGTGCCGGTTCTTCAAAACCGCCGTATCGCTCGGCCAGTTCTGCGGTCCTGACTTCGTGACGCTGTGCAACGGCGGCGAATACGACGACCGCAACGACGACCGTAAGAGCAGAGACTTTGCCGACGCAGCGCCTCCACCGAAGGAATGGACCGGAGAAGCCGCCGAGGCGCTTGCACGTACCCGTAGAAAGTTTGAAGCCAGCAAGGAGGCACTCGCATGAGTACGACGATTGACGCGCCCCCAACATTAACTCCCAGGCAATTGGACATCCTTCAGTGGATTGCCGGTTTCATTGACACGCACGGCTACCCGCCGACGTACAGGCAAGTCGGTTGCCACTACGGATGGCGAAGCCCAAGTGCCGCCACGTCCACGCACTTGCGGTCGCTGGAGCGCAAAGGCGTTGTGACTCGTGAGCCTGGGCAGGCCCGCACTCTGAAGCTGACGCCGCTTGGCATGGCGATGATCGGCGGTGACGCATGAGCCAGCAGTGGCACTACCTCCCGGCACCGCTCGATGTCGTCCAGGCGTTGATGAGTCGTGCGTGGGACGACGACATCAGCGACGACGACCGGATTCTCATTGAGACTGCTGCACGTTCGCTGGAGGCGACGCTAGAGCGTTGCGTGCGGCTCGCCAGCGTGATTGAGAAGACGGAGGTGGGGCTGTGACGTTTGGCGAACTGTTCGCAGGGATTGGTGGCTTTTCGCTCGGTCTTGAGCGGGCCGGAATGACGTGCAAGTGGCAAGTGGAGATTGACCCGTATGCAAGAGCAGTCCTCAACAAGCACTGGCCCGACGTGCCCAAACACGACGACGTGCGAACCTTCCCGCCAACACACACACACACACAGGATTTCAGCGTCGATCTCATCTGCGGCGGCTTCCCCTGCCAAGACATCAGCGTCGCTGGCAAGGGGGCAGGACTCGCAGGCGAGAGGTCCGGTCTTTGGAACGATTTTGCTCGGATCATTCGCACAGTTCGGCCTCGATGGGTGGTCATCGAAAACGTCCCAGCTCTCACTGCTAGAGGGCTCGGAACCGTTCTCGGCGACTTGGCCGAAATCGGGTTTGATGCGGAATGGCATTGCATACCGGCTTCAGCCGTTGGTGCTCCGCACAGACGCGAACGGATCTGGATTGTGGGCAACGCCCGTTGCGAACCCATCGGCGGCAGCATCGCTGCCAGCGCTGTTGAACGAGGCCAAGCGGCTGCACCTGCGTCGCCAGTGTCCACTGGCGACGCAGGTTGCGGCAGAACATACGCACGGTTATCGAATGTGGCCGACTCCGACTGCGCACGGCTTCGACATTGCGGACGTTCCTGCACTGCTTGCGAGACGAGAGCGGTGCAAGGAAAAGAACAAGAACGGCAACGGCTTTGGGTTGACGCTCAACCAAGCCGTCAAGGTGGCGATGTACCCAACGCCAACCGTGCAGGACGCCAGCAACAACGGCGCCCCGAGCCAACACCAGCGGAACAGCTTGCCGCTGAACGCAGTGGCTGGTGGGAGTCTGAACCCGACGTGGGTCGAGTGGCTCATGGGATTCCCTCACGGGTGGACCGCCTTAGATGCCTCGGCAACGCCGTCGTCCCGCAAGTTGTCGAAGTCATCGGGCGGGCGATCCTTGCAGCGGAAGCGAGGATGACGTCATGAGCGACTTCGCATTCATTTTCATCGGTTCGGTTCTCCACGCCGTGACGTTCACGGCTGGCATTTTGGTTGGGACTTCTCTGCGAAAGGATGTGCGGAATGACAATGACGAAGGAACGAAAGACGAAGGCTGGTGGCATCAGCCTGTCAGCACCGGAACTCAAGGCGGCTCTCGCAGCCGTGGGCCAGGCGGTGCCGACAAGGTCGCCACGTCCCATCTACCAGAGCGTGCTCCTATCGGGCGGGGTTCTGTCTGGGAGTGACGGTGACGTGCGAATCGACGTCACGCTGGAAACCGCCCCCCCCGGCATCAATTTCCTGCTGCCAAAGGATCGCTTTTCCGCCATCCTTGGCAGTTTCACGGGCGATGAAATCACGATTACGCCTGACGAGTCGTCATGCGTCATCAAGGCTGGGCGTGGCGAGTGGACGCTGCCAACCGAGGACGCTGGCGAGTATCCCGCGTGGAGCGTTGACGGTGCGAAGCCTGTCACGCGGCTCCCGGTTGACCAGTTCTGCCGTGCCGTCAAAGGTGTCGTGTTCGCCGTGGACGACGAGTCGAGCCGCTACGCTCTCGGTGCGGTGCTCGTGGAAGTCAAAGGCGAGGTTGTCACGTTTGTTGCCACGGACGGTCGCCGGCTCTCGTGCGTGAACTGCGAGCACGACCTTGCGGTTGACGACTCGCAGACGCTCGTTCCGGCTCGTGCGATGGCAATCATCGCACGGCTCGCAGCTGGGTGCGGTGATGCCAGCGTTCAGCTGGAGGCAACCAAGAACGAGATCGTCGCCACAATTGGCAACGCTACCGTCACGGCTCGTCTACTTGACGGTCGATACCCTCGCTGGCGTGACACGCTGCCGGATCGCGACGCCAAGGCAACCACGGTCAGCCGTGCGGATCTGCTGGCAGCGACGCGGGCCGCAGCCATCGTGACCAGCGATGAGAGCAAAGGTGTGCAGTTCGTGTTCTCTGGCGACGGCATCTGGCTGCACGGCCAGAGCAGCGAGAAGGGCGAATCAAGCGTCACCTGCGACGTCGTGGAAGCCGGTGACAAGGCGACGGTCAAGCTGGACCCGTTGTTCGTCCAGCAATGGCTTGGCGGCATCGACAGCGAAGCCGAGCCAGAGGTTGAAGTCGAAGCCGTTGACGCACAGTCGGCGGTGATCTTGCGGTGCGGCGACAACACGGGCGTGATCATGCCACTGGCGGTGGATGCCTGATGGGAGTTTGGCGACTTGTCTACGACAAGAACGTGCTGAAGCGGCTCTGGGCGGCTGGCAATACTCATGTAGAGATTGCCGCCGCCTTGGGCTGCTCAGCCGGCTACGTCGAAAAGCTACGGAAACGTCACGGCCTGCCGCGACGTCCTCGGTGCCACCACGGACCACAGGAAGACGATCCGACGCCAGAGCAGATCAAAGAGCGTGCGGCTGAGTGCATAGCACGGCGAGAGCCGCCAGCAGTGCCAAAGACAGAGCGAGTCATCGCCCCGAAATACTCGTGGGATGGATTTCGCTTTACCGCTTTGAGTTGACACGCTCGCTAGTGTGATTCGCAGTGCCGCACGGAGCGGCTTTCACTAGTCGAAAGGACGGACGATATGCGAAGGATTTGCATGGTTGTGGCTCTGGCGTTCTGTGGCGTTGTGGCGAATGCGGACAACGTCGTGATCAACGCACGACGGGTGAACATCACATCTGCCCAGCAGGACGCCGAGATCATGGCACGCTCAGGCGTGCTGCGTCACTGCGGCACCGCTGGTGGCAGGCGTGAGGGCATCGGCTTCTCGTCGTCGTCGCCGGATGCGGCGCTGCGGAACTGCTGCTACTACGGGCGATACCGCATCGTGGAAAAGGCAGTCGCTCGTGGTCCGCGTGGCTGGTTCGCTGTGATTCGCTACGAATGAGCACGCACTGGATCACGGTTGAGTTTCTCGGCGGCCCACTGGACGGCGCTTTGCGGCCCGTCCAAGTGGGCGTCGCCATTTACTACCTCGCCAATGGTGCGGTCATTCATGCGTACGCGCTGGACGAGATACACGAGGGGAACCATGTGCGACAGGTGATGCGGCACTTCGAGATCATCCACTCGTCGTGGTTTGCTTGACGCTCCTGCGATGATCGGTGCATGAAGCCGATCACGTTCACAGTGCCGGGCGACCCAGTGCCACAGCCACGAGTGCGAGTCAGCACACGCGGCGGCTTCGCCAGAGCGTACGTGCCGTCGAAGCATCCAGTGCATGCGTACCGCGAAGGCGTATTGCGTGCGGCGATTGATGCAGGGCTGCTGCCAGTGAGCGAGCCAATCGAAGTGATCATTGACGCTGTGTTCGCACGTCCGAAATCGCACATGACAAAGCGTGGCGTGAAAGCGTCAGCACCAGCGTTGCCAAGAGCGGATGTAGACAACGTGGCGAAGGCGTGCCTCGACTCGCTGAAGGATTTGTTCGACGACACGAATGTGCGGCGACTGATCGTGGAAAAGTCGTGGGGCGATGAGGCGAGAACAACGGTGAGGGTGCAGTGAGTCGTGAGCTTGTCACATTTGGCGAAGATCAAAAGCAGGCGCTCGTCGCAGCGATGCTTGCATTTCTTGATAGGCCAGATGCCGCAGGACGTCTCATGACGGCAATGGGAGGTTTTCTGTTCGAGGATTGGCTAGCAGATCAAGCAGCCAAAGCCGGGTTTGACTTTGAAAATGTGTCACACAAGAAACTTCCGTATGACTTGGTCATTAATGGCTATCGAGTACAAGCGAAAAGCAGCGGGTCAACAAAGGGAACGGTTGATGTCCGGCCCGTGCGTCCCGTAGTTGGCTCTACATGCAGACGATATTCGCTAGAAGATTTTGATGTATTGGCTGTCCATCTTGCGTCCTTTGATGAGCGATACTTCATTCCTGTCAAAGAATTTCGCTGCCCTCAGTTTCAGGAGATGGTCTGCGGATGCTTCGTCAGAGATCGTCACGCAAAGTGGCGCGACGCATGGTCAGTCGTTGAGGGCAAGCGTGGCGAGTTTGCTAGCGAACAGATGCTTTTGTTCTGACAAGCCTAGAAAACAAGGGCAAAACGTGCGTGAAGTGCGAAAAAGCCTAGAAAACAAGGCATTCCCGCCCGCACGTCCAGCGATTTTTTTAGGTTCTCCCGGCGTTTTTCGCTTCTAGCCTCCACGGCGAGCTTGCCATGTTTTGCGTGTTTTTTAGCCACCGGGTGACGCTTGGTTCGCGCTGACCAAAAAGACCGACAGGACAAGGCGAAGGCTAGGTACGACGACATCAAGCGTCGGACGGGCGAACGCTCACGCCAAGTCGGTGCCGCCGGCCGTGACATCGGCAGCATTCCGCCGGTCAAGGACGTCAAACGCCGTGACGCCTGCCGTGATTCGTTTCGCCAGTTCTGCGAAGTCTACGGTTCTGAGTCGTTCCCTCTGGCGTGGTCTGCTGATCACCTGACGGCGATTGCCAAGATTGAGGCTGCGGTGCTGCGTGGCGAACTGTTCGCTTTCGCCATGCCTCGTGGTTCAGGCAAGAGCACGCTGTCGATCTGGGCCTGCCTGTGGGCGATGCTCTACGGTCATCGCTCGTTCGTGATGCTCGTGGGCAGTGACCAAGCGATTGCCTGCCAGATGCTCGACACGCTCAAGAGTCACCTAGAGCAGAACGACCTGCTGGCTGAAGACTTCCCGGCGGCGTGCTATCCGGTGCGTGCGTTGGAGGGCATCACCGCTCGGGTGCGTGGTCAGACGTGCGAAGGCGAGCCGACGCACATGGGATGGACCGCCGACAAGGTCACGTTGCCGTGGATCAAGGGTGCCGCCTCGGCTGGTGCGGCTGTGCGTGTCGCTGGCATCACTGGGCGAATCCGTGGCATCAGCCACACTCGCCCAGACGGGAAGACGATCCGCCCCAATCTGTGCTTGATAGACGACCCGCAGACTGACGAGAGCAGTGCAAGCCCGTCGCAGGTCGCCACCCGTGAACGCATCCTCTCGGGTGCCATCCTCGGTCTCGCCGGTCCCGGTGCGAAGATCGCCGGTTTGGCGACGATCACGGTGATTCGTCCCGACGACCTGGCTGACCGGCTGCTGGACCGGATGCGTCATCCGTCGTGGCAGGGCGAGCGTACGAAGCTGGTCTACGAGTGGCCGACGGCGGATGAACTGTGGGGGCAGTATTCCGAGATGCGTCGAGAGGGGCAGCGTAGCGGTGAAGGCACTGCGGCAGCTGACGCCTTCTATCGGGCGAATCAGGCGACGATGGACGCCGGGTCTCGCGTGGCGTGGCCGGAGCGGAAACATGACGACGAACTGACGGCGATCCAACACGCATGGAATCTACGCATCGACCGTGGTGAGTCGGCTTTCCAAGCGGAGTACCAAAACGCACCGCTCGCCGATGACATCTCGTCCGAGAAACTCGACAAGCGGGCGCTCGCCGCTCGGGCGTTGACGCTGTCTCGTGGGACTGTCCCACTTTCCCACCAGACGGTGACGGCGTTCATCGACGTGCAGGATCGGCTGCTCTACTGGCTGGTCGCATCGTGGGGCGATTCGTTTGGCGGTCACGTCGTCGCATACGGCACTTACCCTGACCAAGCCAGTACGTTCTTCGAGGCTAAGAACGCCAAAAAGACGTTGGCACTCTCTGCCAAGGGTGCCGGGTTCGAGGGTGCGTTATCCGCTGGCCTGGAGTCGCTGACGCAGATACTTCTCGGCAAGGATTGGATACGTGAGGACGACGTGCCAATGCGTGTGCGTCAGGTGCTCATAGACGCCAACTGGGGGCAGTCTACGGAGACGGTGCGGACGTTCTGCCGGCGGTCCACGTTTGCGGCGATGCTGCTGCCGTCTCACGGCAAGGGCATCGGTGCGTCTGGCGGCTCGCTCACTGAGAAGAAGGGGCGAGGCGAGAAGATAGGTCTGAACTGGGTGATGAGGCAGACGGCGACGAATCAACGATACGGCGTCTACGAGACGAACTTCTGGAAGACGTTCTCGGCGGCTCGGCTTCGTCTAGCGATGGGCGATCCAGAGGCTATCACGCTCCACGCTGGCGAGCATGACATGCTGGTGGAGCATCTGACCAGCGAGTACCCGGTGCGGACCGAGGCACGCGGGCGAGTCGTGGACGAGTGGAAGCTAGACAACCGGCGCGAGAATCACTGGTGGGACTGTCTTGTTGGGTCTGCTGTGGCGGCGTCGATTGCAGGCGTGCAACCAGTGGCGACCGAGGCGGGCGGACGCCAGCGGAAAAAGGTGACAATCCCGACGAATTCAAACGGGAAAAAGATCATTCAGGTAAAGCGTCTCAAATGAACCAGATCACGCTCACCACCATCGACGGTCTTGACCCCCGTGACATGCTCGCCATCCGCTCGCGGCTGACGAAGCAGGGCAGCGAGTTTCAGATTGAGGTTGCCCAGGTGCTTGAGGGTGACGCAAGCAGCTGCACGCCGGTCGCCGTCTGGCACGCTGATGGTGCGATGCTGGCTTGGGCGTGCTCGCACGTTTGGCGTGGCATGCAGACGCTTGAGCAGTACGTCGAGGAACGCTATCGGCAGACAGGCAAGGCGACGGCGTTGACTGCGTTCCTGCTTTCGTCGGGCGTCATCACTTCCGGCAAGCCGCTTGCAGTGTTCTCTCCGTACACGGCAGACATCGCCAGAAAGCTAGGCGTGGCTGACGTCGTGCTCTTTGAGCGGCGCGGCTCTGAGTGGGTCGAAGTCTAACGGCATACCCGGTCTGACTCATGCGGTGCTTCCCGTAGCGTTGCTCGCATGAGCGACGAACTACGCGCAAAGATTGCCGAGACGGCATCCGGTCCCAAGCGGGTCCGTACCGACGCAGGCGAAGTTGAGGCACAGGACGTCGCCTCAATGATTGAGGCTGACAAGTACCTGGCTGGCAAGAACGCAGCCACGGGCAGCGGCACGAACACGCGGCGTGGTCTGCGGTTCAATAAGCTCATTCCGCCAGGAACTATCTAGCGTGGGACTGCTAGGCAACCTGTTCTCTCGTGGCAACAGGCCGCAGCCGGCGGCGGTGCCCGTGCGTGTCCGTGCAAAGTTCGACGCTGCCGAGAGCCAAGACGACCGGCGGCACTGGGCAAACGCTGACGCCTTCGCTGCGGATGCGGCACTCTCGCCGATGAAGCGGCGCGAGATGCGGAACCGTGCTCGCTACGAGCGTGCCAATAACTCGTGGCTCGCTGGCATCTCGTCCACGCTCGCCAATGACTTGGTCGGCACAGGCCCGCGTCTTCAGTTGCAGTTTGGCGACGACGAAAGCGCACGTGCAATCGAAAAGCTGTTCTTCGACTGGGGCTGGCAGATCGACCTTCCGGCGAAGCTGCGGACGATGCGAGAGGCTTTGGTCGTGGACGGCGAAGCGTTCTCGCTGATGATTTCCAATCCTCGCCTGCCTGGCGTTCAGCTTGACCTGCGGCTTGTGGAAGCCGAGATGGTCGCCACGCCTACGGAACTGATGAGCGAGACGATCACGCCAGACGGCTCGACTGTTGACGGCATGGAGTTTGACTCCGTCGGCAACGTCGTTGCCTACCAAGTTCTCAACTTCCATCCCGGCAGCAATTTCCGCGTCAACACTTTGCAATTCCAGCGCGTGCCTGCTGCCCAGATGGTGCATTGGTTCCGGCCTATCCGGCCCGGTCAACACCGTGGGTATCCAGAGGTGGCACCGGCTCTGAGGTTGTTTGGTCAGCTTCGCCGCTACACCGAGGCGGTTGTGGCTGCGGCTGAGACTGCCGCCGACTTCGCGGGCTTCCTGCGGACGAACTCGCCTGCCGCCGAGATTGACGAGGTCGAAGCGTTCGCCGAGATGCCGATTGAGAAGCGCACGATGGTCACGCTGCCAGACGGCTGGACGTTCGAGCAGCTGAAGGCAGAGCAGCCTACGACGCAGTTCCCGTCGTTCGTGCGTCAGATTCTCGGCGAGCTGGGGCGCTGCATGAATCTGCCGTTCAACGTCTGTGCTCTCGACTCGTCGTCATACAACTATGCGAGCGGTCGCATGGACCACCAAATCTACGCGACGACTCAGCGGGTCATGCGTGACGATCTTGAGCGTGTGATGCTCGACCGTCTGCTTGCGGCTTGGGTCAACGAAGCCACGCTTGCGGGTGTGCTGCCGGAAGGCGTGCCGCCGTTCAGCGAGTGGGATTGGTCGTGGCAGTGGGATGGCAAAGAGCACGTTGACCCATCCAAGGAAGCAAACGCTGCCGAGACTCGGCTGCGGACGCACACGACCACGCTGGCGGCTGAGTACGCCAAGGCTGGCAAGCAGTGGGATGTCGAACTGCGTCAGCGTGCCGCCGAGGTGGCGATGATGAAGGAACTCAACCTATTCGTTGATTTCACGCCGGAAACGAATTACGGCGGGACGCTCGACGAGAACGGCGAACCAATGGGGGCGCGATGAACGCAATCAAGTTGGATTCTGGCGTCACGTTTCTGCAAGCCGCCGACGGCGATTCGGCACCGGCTGGCAAGAAGTTTCGCATCGTCGCCTACACGGGTGCTCCTATCCGTCAGGGCTGGAGCCGTGAGCCGGTCGTGATCGACATGGCTGGCATGCAGCTGCCGGCGACTGTGCCGGTTGTCGTCGGTCACGACTACGCACTTGGCTCCATCGTCGGGCAGGGTCGCCCGTTTATCGAAGCCGGGCAGATCATCGTTGAAGGCGAGATCCTGGCCGACAACGAGAACGCACGGCAGGTCGCCGCTCTTGGTGCCGCTGGCTACCAGTTCCAAGCGAGCGTAGGTGCCGATGTTCGCAGGCACCAGAAGATCGACGCCGAAGGCGTCACCACCGTCAACGGCACTGCCCATATCGGGCCAGTGCGAGTCGTCAAAGCCTCATCGCTGCGTGAGGTTTCGTTCGTCACCTTGGGCGCTGATGCAGCTACCAGCGTCGCCATTGCCGCCGAAGAGGTGGCAGAGGAGTCAGTCATGGCGGACCACGCCAGCGAGAAGCCTGCCGACGTCGTCGAGACGCCGGTGGAAGTCACGGCGAGCGTCGCCGTGGTGGCCGAGAACGAAGTCAAGCAGGACGCCAACGAGGCTCTCCTGGCTCGGCTCGCAACCTACGAAAAGAAAGTTTCCGACATGGAAAAGCTGATCGCCACCCGCGACGAGCGTCCTGCGGCTCCTGCCGTTCACATGGCGCAGCCGACCGCTCGCACGCCCGAAGTCATCGAGGCAGCGTTCGCCCTCCAAGGCGGCCTGCCGAATGTCGAGAAGCAGTACGACGCCAAGACCCTCGAAGCCGCTGGCAAGATCCAGCGGACCACGAGCCTCGGCGAAGTGCTGCTCTCGGCTGCTGAGGAAGGCGGCTACGTCGGTCCTCGCCGTGTGTCGGCTGCAACGCTGCGTCCGATCCTCGCTGCTGCGTGGGCGACCCACAGCATCAGCGGCATCCTGTCGAGCACCGTGAACAAGTTCCTCCTCGCTGGCTTCAACGGCGTTGAGAGCTCGTGGCGGTCGATCTCGTCTGTGCGAAGCGTGAACGATTTCCGCAGTGTCACGAGCTACCGGCTCAACGGCGGGATGAAGTTCCAGAAGGTCGCCAACGGCGGCGAGATCAAGAACTCTGGCTTCAGCGATGAGAGCCGGACGATCTCGGCGGAGACCTACGGCATCATGACCAGCGTCACTCGCACTGACCTGATCAACGATGACCTCGGTGCCCTGACTGCCGCGCCTCAGCGGTTGGGTCGTGGCGGCGCTCTTGCTCTGAACGATCTGTTCTGGGCTTCGTTCCAAGACGATTCGACGTTCTTCACCACGGGTCGTGGCAACAAGAAGAACACCGCCGGTGCTCTCTCCCTCGCGAACCTCAAGGCCATTGCCACGATGTTCCGCAAGCTGAAAGACCCGGACGGCAACCCGGTTGCTGTCGATCCCCGCGTGCTGCTCGTTCCGGCTGATCTGGAACTCGCTGCGGCTGAGATCATGGGCTCGTCGCTCTTGGTCGGCGGTTCGTCCGCTGCCCCGGATCGCAACGTGCTCGCCGGTCGGTATCAGGTCGTCTCGACAAGCTACCTGTCGAGTGCCGAGGACTACTACCTGCTTGCGTCTCCGGCTGATCTGCCGGTGATGGAAGTGGCTTTCCTCAACGGCGTCCAGTCCCCCATCGTTGAGACGGCGGAAGCCAATTTCAACGTCTTGGGTGTCGAGATGCGGGGTTACTTCGACGTAGGTGTGGCGAAGGCCGAATACCTCGCCGGCGTGAAGGCTGACGCTTCGTGATCTGACAAACCGTGACCGCCGGGCGGGAGCCTAAGCCCGCCCGGCGGCATGATTCCAAACAAACCCATTTCCCAGAAAGTAGGTGATCCTAATGGCTTCTTATTCTCAGGCTGGCTGTCTGATCGACTACACGCCTTCGGCTGCTGTTGCCGCTGGCGATGTCGTCCTTCTCGCTGATCTCGTGACCGTGGCCCCTCGTGCAATCGCCGCCAACGCGCTGGGTGCGGTGTCGGTTGATGGCGTGTGGAGCATCGCCAAGGCTTCGGGCGCTGTCTCGCAGGGTGCGCTCCTTTACTGGGACGCCACCAACAGCGTCGTCACCACCACTGCCAGCACGCACAAGCGGGCTGGCAAGGCCGCTGCTGCGGCTGCGTCGGGCGATGCGTCGGTGATGGTCATCCTCAACGTCGGTTGATTCCCGTCCCACTGCAAGCCGCCGGCGGCAGCGTTTCATCCTTTCCGCGCCGCCGGCGGTCTTGTGGTTAGAGGTGCCTATGTCCGATCTACTCGCCAGCGGTGCAGCGTGGCTCGCCGGTCAGTTGTCGGCGAGCGCGTCGCGGTCTGTCCGCTACTCTCGCGGGGCTGACTACGGCACAGTCAGTGCCACGATTGGCACAAGCCGCTTTGAG